ACACTGCGCGAGATTTCGCAGTTGACAAAGGAAATCGTTATGTCTAATCGCCCTAAACCATCAGCAGTCAGAATTTTGGAGGGTAATCTTGGACATCGTCCTATCAATGAAAATGAACCACATCCGGCTTTCGGCGCTCCCACAATGCCTTTATGGTTGAGTGGACTGGCAAAAGCTGAATGGAAGCGCATTGTACCTGAATTAGAAGCCGCCGGGATGCTCAGTTTGGTTGACCGAGTCGCTTTAACCGCCTATTGTCAGGTTTATGCCCGATGGCGCAAGGCAGAAGAAGCCATAAAAGACGGTTTTACCTATGAATTTAAAGATATTGATTTCAAAACCAAACGAACAAAGAAGCCCGAAGTCCAGATTGCTATTGATAGTCTGAATCAGGTCAAGGCTTTCTGTGTGGAATTTGGATTAACACCCAGTTCACGGTCACGGATGATTGTTTTAGGAACTAAAAAGGACGCCCGTGACCCTATGGACAAACTTCTAGGGACAAAAAGGGTTAATTAAATCGTCTCGGTTTACCTCTGGGTAGTTCTTTCCAATGTCCCCATGATTTAACATATTTCTTTACAAGGTAAAACATTCGAGAACGGGTTTTGATATTGGTGAGGGCTTTTTCAATAATCGCATAATCACTTGATTCCCCAAGTTTTAAGGCAGTCATTTCAAATTGGCGGATGATGCCTTTAATCATAGTTTTACGTAGTAAAGTGAATTCTAAATCGTTCTTATGCATATCTCCAATTATACAGTTAGCAATCTTAATTGTCAATAAAGGAATTAAATGGTAGTAGCGACCAGGAAAAAGAGCAGATTGAACACTTCAGCCGCCGATAGGGCGGTTGAGTTTTTTAGTCATCTGAAACATTCTACCGGAGAATATGCCGGTCAACCTTTTAATTTGATGGCTTGGCAGGAGAATGAAATTATCCGCCCTCTGTTTGGAACTTTGAAACCAGACGGGACCCGCCAGTATAGAACCTGCTATGTAGAAGTACCTCGTAAAAATGGCAAAACGGAAGTGGGAGCAGGTGCAGGTCTCTATCTATTATTTGCCGATGAAGAACCGGGGGCTCAGGTATACTCAGCCGCCGGAGACCGAATGCAGGCTGGACTAATCTTTACTGCTGCCGCGCCAATGGTCAGACAAGCACCGGCATTGGATAAGCGGGCGCGGATAATAGAAAGTCAAAAGAGGATAGTCTATTACGAAGCGAATAGTTATTATCAAGTCTTGAGTGCGGAGGCGTATTCCAAACACGGTATCAATGCTCATGGAATATTATTTGATGAACTCCATACCCAGCCAAACAGGGAACTTTGGGATGTCCTTACTACTTCTCAAGGTTCACGGAGGCAACCTTTAATTTTCGTAATGACCACTGCCGGTTATGATAGGAATTCCATCGGGTGGGAGATTCACGATTATGCCTGCAAAGTCAAAGATGGAATTATAAATGACCCAACTTTCCTACCAGTCATCTATGCAGCTCCTGAAGGTGCGGATTGGACGGATGAGAATGTCTGGGCGGAATGTAACCCGGCGTTAGGGAATTTCAGGAGTCTTGATGAGATAAGGACGCTTTGCGAAAGAGCAAAAGAGATTCCAGCCTTAGAAATGACTTTTAGGCGTCTTTACCTCAACCAATGGGTCAATTCGGTTGAAAGATGGCTCCCAATTGACAAATGGGACGCGTGTAGTGGCAAAATAGACCCCTTAAATCTAAAAGGCAAGGTTTGCTACGCTGGGCTTGACCTCGCGGCAACCACCGACCTGACTGCCTTATCTCTGGTTTTCCCCCAAGATGATGGTTCTTATGATGTCCTGATGCACTTCTGGATTCCCGGCGATACCGCTAGAGAGAAGGAACGTAAAGACAGAGTGCCTTATCAAGAGTGGGCGCGGGAAGGATATATCACTCTCACGGAAGGAAATGTCATTGACTACAATTATATTCTTCATTATCTCAAGGAACAGAGCGAAATCTATGACATTCAGGAACTTGCCTTTGATAGATGGGGAAGTCAGAAATTGATAGCCAGCCTTGAGGAAACGGAATTTGTGGTTGATTCCAAAGTTCCAGGACGGCATCTTGTACCATTCGGACAAGGTTATGTTTCGATGTCCTCTCCCACTAAAGAGTTAATGAATTTGGTTTTAGGTGGAAAGATACGACATGGCGGGAATCCTGTCTTGAGATGGAATGCTGATAATCTTGTTGTGACTCAAGACCCAGCGGGGAACTTAAAACCCGACAAAGCCAAAGCCACCCAAAAGATTGACGGTATGGTAGCTCTCATCATGGGTTTAGATAGAGCCGCCCGCCATGCTGATGATACTAGTGTTTACGAGACACGAGGAGTTCTAGTGATATGAGAATTCCATTTACGAAAAAAGAATTACGTTTGTTCTCCCTTGCCGATATGGACAAGGCAATGGATTTACTTATCAATGGCAGACAATCAGCCACTGGAGTCAATGTCAATTCCAACACTGCATTAAATTGTGTTCCCTACTTCGCGGGAGTTCGCTTGATTTCAGAGACAATCGGGCAACTACCTTTGATTGAATACCAGCGAGTCCAACCAAGAGGGAAGGAACGGGCTACCAATAGAATCTTATACCGTTTACTACATGACGCTCCGAATCCTGAAATGTCTGCGATGACCTTCAAGGAGACGATGCAAGGTCATGTTCTCACATGGGGAAATGCCTTTGCGGAAATTCAATGGAATCCAGACGGTTATCCTGAAGCCCTATATCCACTACGTCCTGACAAGATGCAGGTCGGCAGAGATGATGTTACAAAAGAGATTATCTACGCGTACCGTCTCCCGGACGGTCAAACAGTCAAATTGCCAGCATACCGGGTATTTCACATCCCTGGTTTTGGTTTTGACGGATTGATAGGTTATGACACTATTTATTTGGCTCGTGAGGCAATCGGAATGGCATTAGCGATGGAAGAATACGGAGCTAGGTTCTTTGGGAATGGCGCAAACCCTGGCGGGGTATTAGAACATCCGAACAAACTTTCAACCCCGGCACAAGATAATTTGAGAAAATCTTGGAATGAAATGCATCAAGGACTTACCAATCAACACCGAATAGCAATCCTTGAAGAAGGTATGACTTACAAGCAGACTGGTATACCTCCAGAAAACGCCCAGTTTCTTGAAAGTCGGAAGTTCCAACTGGATGAAATTGCTAGACTCTTACATATTCCACCCCACATGATAGGCGATTTAGATAGGGCAACTTTTAGTAACATCGAACATCAGGGTATAGAGTTTGTAACCTATACGATGACACCCTGGTTGATTCGATGGGAGCAGACCTGTAATCGTAAATTACTTCTACCTTTCGAGAGAAACATATTCTTCTTCGAATTCCTAGTTGATGCTCTACTTCGGGGTGATTCTGCCTCTAGAGCGGCATTCTACAAAGAACTTTTTTACATGGGTGCAATGTCACCGAATGATATACGCGAGAAGGAAAACCTGAATCCCATTGAAGATGAAGGTGCTGATAAATACTACATCCAGCAAAATATGATACCGATGGAACTGGCGGGGAAAATGCCGCAAGCCCCTCAACCAAATCAAAACAAGATTGAGGATGTGGTAAGAAATATCGCTGATAGGGATAAAAAGAACGTATTGACTGCTTATCGCAGAGACCCTGAAGGTTTCGATGTCTGGTTGGACGATTATTTTAGGGATTTCAAAGGATTCATGGCAAAGGAAATACTGACTGTTATAGGAGATTCAAATGGAAATGGAAATAGAACGCCGTAATGTAAATCTCACGGAGTTTAGACTTTCGGAAGATAAGCAACCTAAGATTATCGGTCATGCCGCCATGTTTGACCAACTCTCAGAGCCGTTATTTGACTTCAGGGAGAAGATAGCGGCGGGTGCTTTTGCAAAGTCAATTAAGAAAGACGACATCCGGGCTTTATTCAACCATGATGCTAATTATCCTTTAGGGCGTAATAAAGCGGGCACATTGAAACTGAAAGAAGACGACCAGGGGTTAGCGATTGAGATTGACCCGCCTCAAACCCAGTGGGCAAGAGACCTTCAGGAGTCAATCAGACGTGGAGACATATCACAGATGTCTTTTGGTTTCACTGTCATCAAAGATTCATGGGAACATAACAAGGGAAAAGAATCGATCCGTACACTCCAAGAGGTTAAATTATTCGATGTATCTCCGGTGACCTTCCCTGCTTACCCTCAGACGAGTGTGGCAGTTAGGGATTATATATCAGCCTTAAAAGAACTGGACGCGCAGGGGACTGTGAAAGAGTCTGAAGTCAGTCTGGAGAAAATGAGGCTCAATTACGGCTACAAAATAAAATAGAGGTGAAAAATGATTAAGGTACTAGAATTTAGAGCTAAAATCAGAGCCCTTAAAGAAGAAGGCAACGCTATTTTAGCGAAACAGGAAACTGAAAAACGAGCGATGACCGCAGACGAAAAGGCGCGATTCGAATCAATCAATGCTGAAATAGACGCGGTTGAATCCAGAATGGACAACTACGTCAAAATCAACCGCATACCAGCAGAGGAACTCAAGGGGGGGACGGTTATCCCTCTATCTCAACCTGCGAAACCCACATGGCGGAGTCTTGGAGAACAATTCCAGGCAATCGCCAATCATGCAAATGGCAGGGGAACCGACAGCCGACTGTATGAAGCTCGCGCAGCTACCGGACTGAATGAAGCTGTCCCGACTCTTGGCGGTTTCTGGGTAGACCAGTCACTAGTCGGAGAATTGCTGAAAGCGGCTTACGACACTTCAGCAGTCGCCAACAAATGCCGAAGAATCCCTGTTGGTCCCGGTAACAATGGTTTAAAACTAAAGACAATCGATGAAACAAGTCGTGCCTCTGGTTCAAGATGGGGCGGAGTCCAGGTGTATTGGGAAGCAGAAGCGGATTCAACCACTTCTAAAACACCTAAATTCGGAAGGTTCGAATTGAGTCTCGATAAAATTATGGGTGTTTGCTATACGACTTCAGAACTGCTCCAGGACGCAGAGCAGCTTGGTGCGGTCATCACTCAGGCATTCTCAGAGGAAATCGGTTTCAAAATGTCCGATGGTGTTATTCGTGGAACTGGCGCCGGTCAGATGTTGGGTGTTCTCGAAAGTGATGCACTCCTGAGTGTGCCGAAAGATGCCGGACAAACTGCGGACACTATCTCATCGACAAACATTCTTGGTATGTGGAAAGCTTGCATGGGTAGAGCTAATGCCTATTGGTTCTACAATCAGGAACTTGAAGATCAGTTACAAATGCTTACCTTCCCGATTGGTACTGGCGGTGTTATGGCTAACCTGTTTAAACCTGGCGGTGTTGGACAAGATGGTACAATTCTTGGTAGACCAGCAATCGCGGTAGAACAGGCTTCAGGACCCGGCGATGTTGGGGATATAATCCTGATGGACCCAACGCAGTACATCATCATTGATAAAGGTGGATTGCAGACCGCCGAATCAATCCATGTGGCTTTCTTAACCGATCAATCAGTATTCAGGTTCACATATCGGGTCAATGGCGCACCTGCCTTAAAGTCTAAGATAACCCCATACAAGCGGACTTCTTCAAGTTTCTACATGAGTCCGTATGTCGCCATTGCTGCTCGATAGTTCAAATAAAGAAATAAAAAGAGGTTAAAAATAATGAGTAGACTTTGCGAAGAATTCAAAATTGTTCCCTTACAACAGCCCGAAGATGCAGGTGCAGGGGCAGAAACATTCGATTCTATTTGCATGAAAAATTACAGTCATGCAACCCTCATACTTCTGTTTGGCGATAATACAGCCGATAATATCCTGACTATCTATGAAGGTAAAACTGATGCAGCGCTAACAACAGCCATCACGTTCTCCTATCGGTTAACTTCTGCCATCGCAAAGGCAGCCAGTGCTGATATTCTCGGTGATGAGACAACATCGGCGGCTTTAACTATAACCGCTGCCACTTACGAAGATAAAATGCTAGTGGTGGAAATTGATGCTTCGGAATTGACAGAAGATTATGATTGGATAACTGCCAAACTCGATGGTTCAGGGACAGAGCAATTCATAGCTGCGGTTGCAATCCTATATCCAAAGTACCAGGGTGCTGCCCTTCATACCGCCTTAGCGTAAATAAAATAGTGGTGACCTGATGGCTCTACTCACCACGAGGAGAAAATAAATGCCATACTATAATCAATCAACACGCAATGTAATAGCTGACATAGGATTAGGACTCAGGGTTGACCGAGACGCCGAACAGTTGTCAATCGTAGCAGACCCAGGAGACCCATTCTTTGATGTGCATGGATTGTGTATCGTTACCGCGATTATCGGTGTATGTACAGTATCAGCAGGCGGAGCAAACAATGTGTTTTTCAGGTTTAATCCCGATGGAACAGCTGCCACATCTGATATGTCAGCTACTGCCGACTTGGGTACAGCCGCCGTAGATGGAGGTATGCACATACTTGTGGGCAATCCCGCGACAGCTATGACGGCTGCTACTATCGGTAATCAGCCTGTCAGTTTAACAGCTGGTCAAGGAATTGCCTGCTATGAGGGTGTTATCGGTCTGGTGGCTGATGCGGCTCTTGGTACGTACCGGTGGCATCTGTGGTATCTGCCGTTAGAAGACGGCTCCTATATCGAGGTCATTCCCTAATAACAAATAAAAAAACGAGGTGAAAAATGTTTGAAAATGATTTAACCCTGAGAGGGTCGTCTCTTACCAGCCGCGCCGAAAGAAACGTCTATGGCGATCTGATGGTAGCTCAAGGTGGAGCACCATACGAAGAACTTGCCAGATCGGGAACAATGTTTATTGCCCGAAGTACCACTGCAACTGTAAGTTGCACGGCACTCCCCACTACTACTGCCGGGTTTGGTCTGTATAATCCCGAAGCTGACGGTGGCAAATCACTTATCATCGATGCCATATTCGCAGTACAGATTACCTGTCAGAATATCTTGTCTCAGTATTCACTCATCTATGTCTGCGGACAGACAAGGGTAGCAGCTCTGACCGATGCGTTAATCGAAAGAAAGATGAACGGATTAGGTCAAGGCGCGGTGGCATTATGCGCGGCAGGTGGGGCGATTCTCGATGCCGTCACCGGCGTGGCTATCGGCTGGATGCCAATAGGTCCGTCCGTCAATACGTCTGTCATTTCATTGGCGGGTCTCAGTTTATGGGCAGAGGTCAATGGCAGAATCATCGTACCTCCGGGCAGACAATTCGGTGTCAATGTCATGGGTGGTGATGCTACTGGTACCTGGAACTGCGGTGTCATGTGGCACGAGAAACAAATATCCTTAGTCTAAATTAAATGATGGGGAGGGCGGGATTTTACCCGCTCTCCCGACAATGGAGGTCAACTATGGGACATACCCCGGAATCCTTACAACTGGTAGAAGCAATCGAGAAAATAACAAGCAGTATCAATAAAACTTATCTTATACCGTATGAAGAAATCGTTATCAAGTCAATGGCGGCGGCGGGTAACTATGCAGCGGAAGATGTGCTGTGTGGAAACGCCACCACCGGGCAGCCGTGGCTCTTTACCAATATGGCGCTGCAACCGGGTGGATGGGGAAGAATCATTCAGGCGCAGGCGTTCTGGGAGACCACCGCTTTAACTCCGAGAATAACTATTTACCTGTATAACAAATTACCGACCTGTGAACTGAGGGATAATGTGGGGAATACCGGCCCGTTAGCGGCTGACCTTCCTTTCTATCGAGGTAAAATAGACTTAACAGCATTGGAAGATTTGGGCGGAATGTCTGAAACTATAATAACCCCATCAACCTACGGAAACGCACCTCTTTACTATAAATGTGACAATAGCCTTACTTATTTGTACGGCGTTGTGGTAACAAGAGACGCGGTAACTGATGAAGCGGCAACTGCTAAAATGCACATTCGGTTGGTCACAGAAAGATACTAGGAGGAGTAAATGATTAAGACACTTCCGAGACCTTCCTATAAACCAAAATGGTGGCCGACTCCATCTAGTTGTGTTCTCTATCTGGAAGGGCAACAGGATGCTCAGTCAGCCAAGATTAGAGACTTATCTGGTTATGGTAATCACGGCACAATCACAGGCACTACTTGGGTTAGATTACCGAGTGGGTTGTGGGTAACAAATCACGATAATGTTGACGATGTGATTTCTTGTGGAACTATGGGGGGGCAAATAAATGCCCCTCTAACTTGCCTTGCTTGGATAAAAAGTAACGATTATTCCCGTAGTTACAAAGAGATATTTTATAAAGGGAACGCTATCATCTATCTAGGGCTTGAGGGTACTACTAGAAGACCCAAATTTGCTGTAAACAATGTGGGTTATGCTTATTCATCAACAATTTTTACTGACGGACAGACTTATAGAT